TATATCACAATGGCAGTAATAGTTTTATATCAGATACAGGTGTAGGCTTACTTGTTTTATCAACAAATCATCTACAAGTATATAATTCATCAATAACTGAAGTTATGATTACTGCTGTAGAAAATGGCGCAGTAAATCTATACTATGACAATGTAAAGAAACTTGAAACTACAACCACAGGTATTAAAATTACAGGCGTATCAGAATACGCAGATAATGCAGCAGCTATTGCAGGAGGATTAACAACAGGAGATGTTTATAGAACAGGAGATTTATTAAAAATAGTACACTAAAAAATGGCAGTAAAATTTTCACAATTTGTAGTTGAAACAGATAAGGCAAACGTAAACTATTTAGTAGGCTGGGACGGAACAGAAAACGTACAGATAACTCCTGCGGATTTATTAGGTAGCTACCCTTCAGGATCTGGAGCTGCAGGTCAAGTAACTTTTTTTAGTGCTACTTCTACAGTAACTGGAGATAATGATTTTTATTGGAATAACACCAACAAGAGATTAGGTATTGGAACTACTTCGCCTAGTAGTAGAGTTACAATATCTGGTACAAATAACCTTACATCAGAAATAACCCTAATAAACACTAATCCTTCTACAGATAACGATTGGTCAATTACACCTTATTATAATGACCAAAGTTTAAGATTTAGAACTAATGGTGGTGCTACTACAGTTATGACATTAGAAGACAATGGTAATGTAGGGATCGGAACTGCTAGTCCATCTGCTAAACTACATGTAGACGGAACACTTATTGCAACAGGTGTTTCACAACTTGGATCTGGTGGTGCTAATGTATATTTAACATCTTCTAGTGCTGGTAATGTTGGTATTGGAACAAGTAGTCCTGATAAAAAACTACATATAGTAGACACAAATGCAGGCGCTCTAACATATCCTTTAAGATTACAAAATAGCGGAACTACTGTTGGGACAGATGTGGGGTTGATTTTTACTACAAAAACTTCAGGTGGAGGGAGTGCTTCAAGTGTTATAAGGTCAGAATCAGAAGATACTTCAGGAAATAACTCTTTAGTGTTTACCACTCCTTCAGGTGGCTCAACAGCAGAAAGAATGCGTATTAATTCTGATGGTAACGTGGGTATTGGAACTACTAGTCCTACAGCAAAGTTGCAAATTACTACTAATTTTTCTAACTCACCTCAACCACTTATATTTTTATCTAATAATGGATTAAATCTCCCTGGTGGAGGAAGTGAAATTATTTTTGGTACATCTGTCTCTGCAACTACATCACTTTATAATGCAAAAATACAAGCTGTTAGAAGTGCTTTAGATAATGGATCATCTGATTTGTTTTTTCAAACAACTCACGTATCAACATCTGCTTCGCCTATTACAAAAATGACAATTAAATCTGATGGTAAGGTGGGTATTGGAACTACTACTCCTGAAACAAGAGTAACAATAAAAGGAGACGCGCTAAATACAAATCAACCTAATAGAATAACAAATGTTGCAACAGATACACATACAGCACTGTTTATAAATGGAACAGGTGCTACTGTAGGTGAAAAGTATGGAATTCAATTTGGAGGTTACAATCAATACTCTATAGGTGGCATATTTGGAGTAATGGATTCTGTCGCTGGCAGCACGTCAGGAGATATTACTTTTGATTTTGGTAATGGCACTGCTGCTGGAGCTTTAATTGAAAGAGTTAGATTTACACATGAAGGAAACGTAGGTATTGGAACTACTGTGCCATCACAAATTCTAACTGTTAGAAAAGATTCTACAACAACATATTCTAGTCCTACTACTGGACAAAATACAGGAGATTTAGTTTTACAAAACAATGAGCAAACTGATGGCAATTTTAACAGAATATCATTCCAAACAAATTCTTCTAATAATTCAACCGGGGATTTATTAGACGCTGCTAGAATAACAGCAATATATCCTGATCATGTAGGTGCAAATCCATCTGGTGAATTAGCTTTTGAAACAAAAGCAGATGGTGGTGATATGTCCGAAGCTATGCGTATAGATAGAAATGGTAGTGTGGGTATTGGGACTAATAATCCGAGTAATTTACTAGAATTAAAACAGCTAGGTAGTGATGATGCTAAAATTAGTATACTTAAAAATAATGGATCACAAAAAACGTTAATAGGATATGACAATGGAAATGGCGGTTTACTAAAATTAAATAACGAATCAGGAACGACAAATGTTTTTGTAAGAGGATATGGGGATTCTTATTTTAATGGTGGTAATGTTGGTATAGGTATTAGCAGTCCTGTTGCAAAATTACATGTTTATCAGAATAACGCAGATGATGACACAACAGCTGGAGTTACTATTGAACAAGATGGAACAGGGGATGCTGCTTTGTCTTTTCTACTTTCAAGTGTAAGGAGATGGAGATTAGGAATTGATAATAATGACGCTGATAAATTTAAAATATCATCCGCTACTAATTTAGCTACAAATAATAAGCTGACAATAGATGTAGACGGCAACGTAGGTATTGGAACGAGTAGTCCTCAACAAAGATTAACTGTAGGAGATGGGGGTGGCTCAGAAATAATTTCAATTTATGCAGGAAATACCAATGCATCTGCAGTTCATTTTACCGACACAAATACAAGTACAGATTATCAAGGTTTTGTTAGCTATAATCATAACTCTGATGCTTTACGATTTGGTACGGCAGAAACAGAAAGAATGCGTATAGACAGTAATGGAAACTTTGGCTTTGGTGTTGTTCCAGAAAATTCTTCAGGCACTTGGAGAAACTTTCAAATAGGAGGAGCAAATTTAACCACAAGGGCAAATGATACCAATGATTTATTGTTAGGTACAGGATTTTATTTTAATACTGCCAATCAAGAATTATATAAAAATTCTGAAGCTGTAAGCAGAATGTTTTTTAATAATGATATAATAACATTCCAAAATGCTGCTTCAGGAACATCTGGTAATGCTATTTCTTGGAATGAAAGAATGCGTATTGGTTCTGATGGTACAGTATATTTTGGTAATCAAAACAATGCAGCGTCAGCAGGATATATAGATAAAAAAACAAGTGGCGATTATGAATTTAAAATTCATGCTTCAACTTCTACTACTGTTGATAGAGCTATGACTTTTCATAACAGAAGCAATACAGAAGCCATGCGCATTGATTCTTCAGGCAACGTAGGTATCGGAACTACTAGTCCTAGCAAGAAATTAGAAGTTGTATCAAACAATACATATGATGGTATACAAATATCAGGATCATCTATTCCAACTCTTGGAATAATAGACACAACTAATAATGCTAAACTTGTTGCTTATGTTAGAGATTCGGATGCTACTATAGGTACGGAAACAAACCATCCATTGACTATAAATACTAATAATACCGAAAGAATGCGTATTGATTCCGCTGGTAACGTAGGTATTGGATCTACTAGTCCTACTTCAAGATTAACAGTTGCTGTTGGAGATATAGAAACATCAGGAGTAGGATATGGTCTTATCTTAAAATCACCAAATGGAACAAGATATAGAGTTACAGTAGATAACTCAGGTAATTTATCAACTACTGCGGTATAGTAAAAATACAATAATAAAAGTCAAAAATATAAAGTATCTTTGTATCTATGAAGCACACAACAACAACTTGGTACCACGATTTAGAAGTGGAGTATAATTACGTAGAAAACAAATAAAATATAGATCCATGAAGTTCTATAAAGACAAATCAACTGAAGAAATTTTAGCTCAAATTGAGATTGATAAAATCAATGCAAAAAGTACAGCTAAAGAAATTGCATCTAAACACCTAGGAAAGCACGCAATTAATTACATAACCATACTGGTTGTAATAGGAGTGGTTAGCTCTCAGTTTTTAGAAGGCGGTGCTTTAACAGCTGTAATTGGTTTAGTATCTACTGCTGCAATGGCAATGATAGGTATATTACAACACATTGTCGGTGCTAAAGAAAAAGAAGAAAAGCCAGAATTAGAAATAATTAAAAGCTTGATCAAAGAACTTTCCGACAAAGAAGATGATCCTATGCAGGTAGACGTAACAGACACAGATGTTACGGTTACTAAAGGTGAAAGCAAAGTAACAGCTAGTAAAAAGAAATAAAATGGCACAGAAAATAAGTGAAGACACAAACGTAACATTAGACTTAAAAACTATAGGTCTTATTGTTGGCGGCGTTGTTTCACTTACAAGTATGTATTTTGTATTAAAATCAGACATAGCTCTTGCTATGGAAAAGCCAGAACCTGAAGTCTCTAAAATTGAATGGTCGTATAAAGACGAGCTGGTTAGATCTGAAATATCTAACACAAACGAAAAAGTTTTAGGGCTAGAAAAATCAGTAGAAGAAATTAAAGAACAACTCAACAAAATTGATGAAAGATTATATGAAATCAGCAAACAGAGATGAGATGTGCAATAATTGCTTTTTTCCTGACATGTGTCAGTTTTGCTCAAACTGATATTGAAATAGTTCAATTTAGTGCTTCTTTCGTAAAAGAAAAAGAAATTTCATTGAAAGGTTTTAGATACGACACTAAGACTATATACATGTCAAGCTCACAAGATATATTCAAAAAACATAACGTTAAATATATTCCCACCATTATATTATTTTATAATGAAGAAGAGTATTTTAGAATCGAATCAGGTATTTCATTAACATTGCCTGAAGATTCGATAGAACAATTAAAACAAAAAATTGAACAAATAATAGAAAGTAAATTTTAAAAATGAATAGAAAAGAAAAAACCGAAAAGTTTGCTACCAACGCATTAATATATATAATGATATTTATTGTATTAATGTTTTTTAGTTTGGGAGCACAAGCTCAAGTTATTGATGATTCAAAAAAACTTGAAAATAAAATTGTAAAAAAATATAAAGTAAAAAATTTTTTTGAGGATGTGTACAAAGATATACTCAAATACTCCACTATATATGTAGCTGGTGATATTGATAACCCAAAAGAAAATCCAAAAGATTACTTCGTTAGAACAAATCCAAACGGCAATTTGTATTCAGCGCCCGTGGTGGTTGACGGAACCGACTACTATGATTTTGATTACAGGTATGGCGTAGGAATACGAAAGCTTGCTAGGTTCGATTATGAAATAAAAGGAAAGCATTACTATGATGGTACTGAAAATAACATTGGTTTGTCAGCACCAAACTCTCCTGTAAAAGGGTTAGAATACACCATTCATTATGAAAAAGAAAGATCAAGAGATGAGATATTTACAAACCACAGGTATTTTATTAAGCATAGCGGTCAATACCACGTAGTCAAGCTAGAAAGTAGAAAACAAGGAAAGGTAGATTTTAATTATAAATCAGCCGAAGTAAGAGCAAAGCTTCCTATAGGTAAAAAATTTAGTATTTCTGCCGGTGCAATCTATAGGACTCATGAGCGCCCTTACGGATACAATCCAGTTGAAATATGGTTGAATGAAACTAATCAAGACGGACAAATTATAAATCCTTGGTATACGTTAGGTTTTGAATACGGTTATGATGATATTTATTATACTCAAGAAGACCAGTTTGGAAACGAAGTGTCCGACTGGTATTGGATAGATCCTAATGGAGAAATCGTGGCTCATACAGATTTAGAATTTCGTGACACTGTTTTTGCTGACTTAATGAACAGGTTTAACCATGAAGTTTGGGATGAGTTAGATGCATTTGGCGTGGTTAGTCCAATTATAGGTTTTGATGCGTATCATTACAAGCGAAATTTCTGGCTTCACGCCTACGGTTCTTATTTATTACCTTATCACAAATACGTTCAAGGAGATGTTGATTTTAGTTATCTAAATAGAAACAATTGGGGGTTAGGAGGATTGAGACAAGATTCTGAGTTAGAGCAGTGGGAGGATTGGCAGGCAGGCATATCATTTGGATGGAAACTTTCTAAAAGTTTAGGCGTGTTTATTGAAGGAGAATACACAAAGTTTTGGGATTCTGAAATTTATCAGTCATCAATTGGCTTAAACATTAGATTGTAATGAACAGGATACCTAATGACAAGCTATTACACTTCTTTTGGGGAGGCATCACAGCATTCCCTTTAGTTTACGTGTTGTCAATTTATGGATTTATTTTTTCCGTAACTTTGTATGCAGCTAAAGAAATTATTTACGATTGGTGGATGGGTAAAGGAAATCCGGAGTTTATGGATTTTATTTTTTCTAGTATACCGGCGGTATTTTACATAATATTAAAATTAAATTTATGAATAGAATCAGTGAGCATATAACATACGCAGAAGCTATACACTCCAATACAGCTAAAAGGAAAAAAATTGACAATACGCCAAATCCTACTCAAATAGCCGCCATGGCCACTACAGCGGAAATGGTGTTTGAGCCTTTAAGATCTTGGGTTGGAGGCCCTATAAAAGTAAATTCTTTTTTTAGGTCGCCATCTTTGAATGAAGCTATTGGCGGGGTAAGTTCCAGCCAACATTGTAAAGGTCAAGCAATTGATTTGGATGATGTGTATGGGTATAAGTCTAATGCAGAAATGTTTATGTACATACGAGAAAATTTAGATTTTGACCAATTGATATGGGAGTTTGGAACAGACATGAATCCCAACTGGATCCATGTTTCATACGTGTCAAAAGATGAAAACAGAAACAGATGTTTGAAGGCTTATAAAGAGGATGGTAAAACAAAGTATAAAGTAATATGAGTTCAAAAAAACCTTTTAAAGACACAACAGTTGGGCAGCTTTTATTTGGCGCGGCGTCCGTAATAAATCCTACACTAGGAAATATATTGCAGGGTGTTGCAAGTCCACAAGAAGCCATTGCTGAAATAACTAAATCAGATGCTCCGGCTGAAGATAAAATTAAATTACAGCAATTAATATATGAACAACAAAACAAAGAGCTAGAGGCAATCACTTCAAGATGGAAAGCAGACTCAATGTCTGATTCATGGATGTCTAAAAATGTACGACCATTAGTGTTAATATGGTGTATAGTAGTTTTTTCATTTGCTGGAATATTAGATAGTGTTGAAACTATACCGTTCACAATACATGATAATTGGAATTCAACATTTGAGAATGTGATGATGGCGGTGGTTTTAGCTTATTTCGGAGGAAGGTCGAGCGAAAAAGCAATAAGTATATTTAAAAAGTAATGGCAAGAAAAATAATAAATCCAATTGAGTATAAGAAAGCTAGAAAAAAAAGACCTGGCATACACGCTAAGACTAAAACTAGTAAATTAAAAAGTAGTAAATTGTACAAAAAATTATACACAGGACAAGGATAATGGCAAAAAAAGGAAGAACAAAAGGGAACAAAATATGTCCAGCTGGGATTGCTTGGGCAAAAAGAACTTTCGATAGATACCCTTCAGCATACGCAAACATGGCTGCAAGTAAATATTGTAAAGATCCCAACTATGCTAAGAAAGCAAAAAGAAAATAAATTATAACTATTAAAAATTAGAAATCATGCAAATGAGAAAACCGATGCTTAATGCAATTCAAAAAGTAAAAATGGCCATGGGTAAAAAGAAACCTAAGCTTTCAATGAGAAAACCTAAATTAAACCCAGGCTTTGACGCTCTTCCATCATCAGTTCAAAAGAAAATGATGAAAAAAGCTAAAATGGCTATGAGAAAAAAGAAGTAATGGCTTTTAACTTAAAAAATATTTATGAGGTTTTCGGTCACAACAAACAATACTCCAACGGAGACAGAATTGTTGTGGAGAAAAAAATGTCTAAAAATGTTTTAGGTCAAATAAATCCTAATGGCGTTATTGAAATTAATAAAGACGCAACGCCAGCAAATAAACGTAGAGCTGTAAAGCACGAGCAAGTACACCTTGACCAAATTAGGTTAGGGTTGTTGCATTTCGATCATAATAATTATTATTATAGAGAAAGCATAACCTCACCAATACAGCGTATACCGAGTAGTAAAATTAACACCTATGACAGAACTCTGCCATGGGAAATACAAGCGCATAATGGGGGAATTAAAAAAATGGGTTAAACAAAAATGGGTTCGTATCGGCACCGATGGTAAAATTAAAGGGCCTTGTGGTACGTCTAAAAACAAAAAAAACCCGGATAGATGTTTGCCATTAGCGAAAGCAAGAAGATTAAGTAAAAAACAATTAGCAGCAACAGCTAAGAAAAAAAAGAGACAAGGCAGAGGTCGTCAATTTGTTTCTAACACTAGAGCTGCAAGAGTAAGAAACGCATAATATGGCTAGTAAAAAAAACATGCCTTGCAATAAAGTAAGGCGTTCGACAAGACCAGGTAAAAAGAAAATGGTAAAGGCCTGTGAGGGCGGTAGAGAAAAACTAATTCACTTTGGAGCCAAAGGTTATGGTCACAATTATTCTGCGGCAGCAAGAAAAAGTTTTAGAGCTAGACATAAGTGTGGAACAGCTAAATCAAAACTAACAGCTAGGTATTGGGCATGTAAAAAATTATGGGCAGGAAAAGGCGGTAGTACCAAGTCAAGTCCTAAAAGCAGACAAGGAAAATATTAGTATATTTGTAAAATATTTAAAAGACAAAAAAATAAATTATGGCAATAATTCCAGTAGCACAAAAATTTCACACACTATCATCAACAGTAGACACTGTTGACAGAGGTTCAGCAGAGCTTCAATCTCAAAGAGAGATTTATACAATGCAAGACATTATTAACACTGTATCTGCAACCGGCGGATCAATTGATGGATCAGGAGCACAATACGCACTACCTGTATTTACAGACACTAATACTATAACCAACCTTGCAATAGGCACAGCCGGACAAGTATTAACTTCAAATGGAGCGGGAGCTAATCCTTCATTTCAAACACTATCACTTAGTGCATACGTTCCCTTTGTAGATGGTACTGATAGAATAGTTAGAGCTGAAACCTTTAATTTTCCAGCTGGAGTTTTTGGTAACACAAGTTTAGGATTTCAAGCTCTTCAAAATGTACCAAATAATGACGTAAATAATAATGTTGTAATAGGTTATGAAGCTGGTAAAAGTATAACTAATGCGGAAAAAAATGTTATAATAGGAAGTAAAGCTGCAGATGCAATGACTCTTGGAGATTATAATGTAATTATAGGATATGAAGCAGCTGGATTTAACAATTTCCAAGGTCGAGCAAATGTACTTATTGGTAGAAATGCAGGTTTTGCAATGACATCAGGTGAAGATAATGTAGCTATTGGGGATAGTGCTTTAGAAAATAACAATAATAGAGATGGAAGTGTTGCGGTTGGTCATAGAGCTTTAGCTCTTTCAACCCCAAGCTCAGATCCATTTAACGTGGGTGTAGGTTACGATGCTGGCTGGAAAATTTCATCAGGTATACATAATACAATTTTAGGTGGTAAAGCCGGAGCTACTGGCACCAATGATTTAACTACCGGTAGCAATAATACTATTATAGGTTATAACGCTGCCGCAACTTCAGCATCAGTTAGTAACGAAATTACTTTAGGTAATTCAAGTGTTAGTGTGTTAAGATGTGCTGTAACTTCTATAACTGCTTTATCAGATGAAAGAGATAAAACAGAAATAGTTGATTTAGACACAGGATTAGACACGGTAATGGCATTAAAACCTAGAAAATTTGTTTGGAACAATAGAGCTGAAATTAAAACTGAAAAAGATGAAGATGGAAATCTAGTAGAAGTTGAATACTTTAGTGCAAATAAAGGTAAAAAAGATTTTGGATTTATAGCTCAAGAAGTTAAAGAACTAGACAACGATACATTAAGATTGGTATATGACGAAAATCCTGATAAATTAGAAATGAGTTATGGTAAACTGGTGCCAATACTTGTAAAAGCAATTCAAGAATTATCAGCTAAAGTTACAACATTAGAAAACGCATAAAATAAAATAATATAATAAATCATGGCAATCATTCCAAACGGACAGAAATTTCATACAGTATCATCAACAGTAGATACAACTGACAGAGGATCAGCAGAGCTTCAATCTCAAAGAGAGATTTATACAATGCAAGACATTATTAACACTGTATCTGCAACTGGTGGATCAATAGACGGATCAGGAGTACAATATGCACTACCTGTATTTACAGATACCAATACTATAACAAATCTTGCGATAGGTACAGCAGGACAAGTATTAACTTCAAATGGAGCAGGAGCAAATCCTTCATTTCAAACACTTTCGGTACCCGTAAACGTTACAGATACTGCTAGCGGTATTAATGTAACAAGCCCTGGTACTCAAAATATTTTTATTGGGTTTGAAGCAGGAAACGCAAATACGTCTAATGAAAATACTTTTGTAGGGTATAGAGCCGGTGTAGTATCTACAGGCTCAGACAATACGTTTATTGGAAATGAAGCTGGTAGAACCGCATCAAGTGGTAGTAAAAATACAGCGGTTGGACATGAAGCTGGAGAAGATATTTCAGGCGGATCGAGCAACACCATTGTAGGTTGGGCAGCAGGCGGAAACAATAGAAGTAATAGCGTTTGTATTGGTGATCAAGTAACAGGCGGTGAAAGAGCAGTTTCTATAGGTAGTTTAGCTAACTCTCAAGCAAGTGTTTCAACAGGCGCTGTTTCGATTGGTTACAGAGCAGGATACCAGGGAGCTGAAACAGGATGCGTTGCCATTGGTTACGAAGCTCATTACAGAGGTAGTAATGAATTCGTTACAGCAATTGGTTATCAAGCTTTAAGAAATTTAGATGAATTAGACGAGGTCTGGACAACAGTGGTTGGCTACGAAGCTGGTTATACCCAATCAGGAAGTGGTAAAAATTCATATTTTGGACACAGAGCTGGATATGCGGTAACTAATGGTGAAGAAAATACCTTAATAGGGGCATTTGCAGGCGATGCATTAACAACCGGAGACAACAATATAGTAATTGGATACAACGCAGCTGCGAGTTCAGCTACTGTAAGCAATGAAATCACTTTAGGTAACGCAAGTATTACGGCGATTAGAGCAGCGGTAACATCTATTACTTCGTTGTCTGATGAGCGTGATAAAAAAGACATAAAAGATTTAACATACGGTTTAGATTTTGTAAGTAAATTACAACCTAGAGAATTTGTATGGGATAACAGGGTAGAGCAAAAAACTTTTTTACCTCATTCTGAAAAGAAAGAAGGCCCGTCTGTTTCCGAAATTGTTAGCGCTAATAAAGGCAAAAAAGATTTTGGATTTATTGCACAAGAAGTTCAGGTTCACGACGATGATACCTTAAGATTAATATACGATGCAAACCCTGATAAATTAGAAATGAGTTATGGTAAATTAGTACCCATACTAGTAAAAGCAATACAAGAATTAAAATCTGAGCTAGATAAAAAACAAGATAAATAATATATTATGGCGATAATACCAAATGGACAGAAATTTCATACATTAACCTCATCAACAGTTACTTCAGACTTAGGATCTGCAAGAGCGAATAGTGGTAGAGAGGTTTATACCTTAGAAGATTTAAAAGATTCTATAAACGACTCCATGGAGCCCACTTCATTAAATGAAGTAACTTTTGTTGGATCTAATCAAAAACCTTATTTTAAAATGGATGCTTGGAAGGGGTATGTATTACCAACTCCACCGACCAACGTGGGCGGAAAGCCTTACCCTGTGAAACCAACCCAATTTGATAATGGAGCTTTTGCGCCTATTTTTAAAATAGAATCTGTAAGATTAAATGTTACTTCTCCGGTAATTCCTTCATATCAATATGCAACCGCTGCAGGATCTAATGTAAATAGTTTTACAGGTATCTTCAATTACATAGCATTTCAAGGCGGTAGCCCCGAGGTTCCAAATTTTACTGCAGCTGTCTACAATTATTATAGTGCGGATCCTGCAAATAGAAATTTACTTAGCTGGACTATTGTCAACGGTACAAGCGGAGCCACTTATTCATATACCAATGTACAAGGTAATGTGACCTCTAACGGTTATTTTAATTTTAGCAGCGGTACAAATCCTATGGATGCAGATATAGGTACGTTTCAATTTGTAAATTCAGATCAAACCTCTTCAGGCTGGTATTTTTCATCAATGGTTTACGGAGCTTTAAACATACTTAATTATTTAAAAGTAAATGATACCGTTAAAAATGAGGTACTGGCTTTAACTGCTGATGGAGGCTATCGCTATATATTTGGAAATGTTTTTCAAGATGACGGAGATGGAACTTTTAGTTACGCAAACAATGAACTTCCCGCGTCTTCATTTAATGGAACTACAAATGAGTTTGCTGTTGCTAATATAACAAAGCCTTGGCAAGTTGCCGGCGGACAACTTTATTATGACACTTATCAAAGGTACATGTTATTTGGCGACTATCAACTTCAAGGCCCTGAGATTAGAGCTAATTTAACCAATCAAAGTTTATTATTTATGTTACCTGGAATTCCAGCAGGGGCAGGCTACAACTTTACCACCCCTAGCTTTCGATTTGATTCTACAGAAACCCAAGGTCTAGGGTATGGCGGATCATATTTTTCGATAAGAACAGGTTATATAAATATGCCAGGGAAAATAAAATTAGTCAACGTAACACCTACTGAAAATCAAATTATGATTGCAGATAGCGCAGGAGAAATGAAGTATCAAGATCCTGCACAGTCCTTAAAGTTAGCAACGCTACCTAATTCAGATCCTGGCATACCAGGACGCTTATATAGAGACGCATCAGGATTCGTAAAAGTATCATTATAAAATAAAAAAAATGGAAGACGGAATATACATATCAATTGAGTCAAAAAACATAGAACTATCTGAAGCAAATATTTTAATAGAGTTGGTAAAAGACAATATATTTTGTAAATTTGGATGGACTCTGCTTTTTGATGATTCAACTAAAGATGAAGATTTAATTAGTAAAGTTAGAGATCATATGGAGGGAATATATCCTGACATGAATTTATCTGAAAGTATTGATCTTACATCAATTCCAGATTTAGAATAATAATTTAATAACAATCAAATAATAAAAAAATGAGTGAACAAGTAAGAAAAGTAAGCGAAGAACATTTAAGTAAACTTCAAGAATTAAACCAAAATTTTGCCAATCTTCATAAACAAGTTGGAGATTTAGAGGTAAGAAAACATCAAGTGCTAGGCACTATAGATGTTCTTAGATCTGAATTCAAGTCTTTTGAAGCTGAGTTAATTAAAGAATACGGTGACAACGTAGTTATTAATTTGGAGAGCGGCGAAATAAAAGACAAACCAGAAGATGGCGAAGATAAGTAATTTAATAGCCTACCCTACAGTTGCACCGCAACTCGCAGATTATGTAATAGGCACAGACACATCAAATAGCAACGAGACTGTAAACTTTACATTACAGTCTATTGCTGATGTAATGCCTGCAACTATAGGTGGTTCAGGTACATTAAATAGAATAGCTATGTTTACGCCAGATGGACTAACGATCGGCGACAGCAAGTTATCACAATCACTTCCATTAAGCAGCGGCTTATATCAAATGAGGTTTGACGATTGTGACAGGTTTATTATAAACAAACCAAGCTCAGTAACAACAGGGGATCCAGAATATTTAATACAGCAGGACGGCAACTTCAAAGTTAGTTTTGGATGGGATGATGATGGAGCCGGTTTTGGCTATATATACAATTGGGCTGGAAACGGCTTAAGACTGGGTGCTGCGGGACAAAATCCACAATTTGAATTAAACACCACGGTTCCTAAAATCATATCTCACAGCACTCATGAATTTGAGGCACAAATAATAGATAGGCTAGGAAATGTAGGATTAAGCGGACAAGTTCTTTCAGCTACAGCAACAGGAGTACAATGGATAGATCAACTACCTTCAGGTTTAAGTTTTCAAGGATCATGGGATGCCAACGCAAACAATCCAGCGTTAGCTTCAGGAGTAGGAGTTCAAGGATATTATTACATTGTAGGGACTCCAGGTACCACAAATTTAGATGGAAATAACAGCTGGCAGACAGGTGATTGGGCTATATTCAACGGCACAGCTTGGCAAGAAATTGATAATCAAAATATATTCTCTGGCACTGGTACAGCAGACACTTTAACTAAATGGACAGGAACTCAGTCTTTAGGAAATAGTTCTATTACAGATGACGGTACAAGTGTTGTTGTTGCTAATGATACGTATCTACAAGGAAGCACAATTCATATAGGAAACGATCCAACTGACTCAGCTGTTGTAAACGGGATAATGACTTTTCAACAAAACGCCAGATTTAATTCTACAATGCAAGATGCTGGTGGACAACCTGGAACCTCTGGTCAAGTATTATCTAGCACAGGAACTTCAGTTTTATGGAAAAGCGTAGTAAATGGCAGTGGATCAGCAGACAAAATTCCAAAATGGCTAGACTCTGATACTCTAACTGACAGTGCTATATCTGACATTGCAGGAGCTGTATCTATCTCTGGATCTTCATTTACGTCAACAGTTAGTGCTAACGTAGAAATTACATCCACAACAGGGCCTATAACTCTGTCGTCTTTTGGTGATGTTAATATTGATAGCCAGACAACAACCCATATAAATAGAAATAACTTGACAAGTGATATTGGTCTGTGGGGCCCAGCTGTTTTTGAAAACAGCGCTTACTTTAAGTCAACAATAAAAGATAGTACAAATGCAGTGGGTACAGCAGGCCAAGTGCTATCTTCTACCGGAACTGCTACTCAGTGGATTAACAATCCTTCATCTACGATTTCACCAACAGGATCAAGATATGTAAGCGGAGTTGTAACTTCAGCTGAATTATTAGCGCTAGCGGGCACTCCTAAAGTTTTGGTGCCAGCACCTGGAGCGGGTAAGCTCATAGTGATAGATATGCTTTCTTATTTTTATGACTTCAACACAACCCCTTACAGCGTAACTGGATCACCAGGTCTTTACTTTGCAGGCAATATAGGTACAGGAGGAAGATATATAGCTATAGGAAGCGCTGTCTGGACTGCAACTAGTGATAATAGAGCGGTGTCGATAGACACATATTTCAACGAATTGAGGGTGGATGATGCACTGGTGTTAGGAACTACCGGAACACTAACTGGAGGGGATAGTGTATTTTATTACTATTTGAGCTACAAAATACTAAATGCAGCGGATATGAGTCCGGTGCTATCGTAAATTTATAGTTAAATAAAATTTAATTTATTATGGATATTAGAAAAATCTCCATAGGCGCTGACTACAAGTCAAGTTCTATGCACTACTTAGTAGGTCAAGCTATACTGAACGGAAGCTATACAATACATTTAATTCAACAAGACTTATCAAATAATTCAATCAAAATTTGGATTGAAAAAAATAATGAAGTATTATTATGGAAGGAATTTAATTCTAATATGCCAATGGCTATTGAATACAATATAAACTTTTAATGAAATCTCCACACTATTTTATTGTAAAACCTGTTAAGGGTAGGAGATATGATAATATAAAAAATATAGGAGGTATTGATTTTTACACAAGCGTTTCTCAAGAAGACCATACTGCATCCAACAGATTTGCCGAGGTCGTCAGCTGTCCTTTAAATTATACCGGTGAAATACAAAGCGGAGATATATTGCTGGTGCACCACAATGTATTTAAAATATATTATGACATGAAAGGTCGAGAAAAAAGCGGCAGAAGTTTTTTTAAAGACGATTTATTTTTTATTGATTACGATCAATTTTATATGTACTATCACAACAGTAAATGGCAAACACACTCTAAGTATTGCTTTATAAAACCAGTGCCAGTAAGGGAGTCAATTATTATGAAGCCTGTTGAGGAGGAACCTCTTGTTGGTATAATAAAATACACTAATTCAAAATTAACTGAACTAGGTGTAAAAGAAAATGATGAGGTGGTTTTTGAACCTGAATGTGAATATCCGTTTTATATAAATGGAGAAAAACTTTACAGGATGTTTTGGAACAACATAACAATGGTACTATGAAATCATCAAAAGATTTAAAAATAGAAATAATTAGTGCAGGTAGAGAAGCTGTAGCACAGTTAATAAAAGTTGCTAAGGAAGATATTATTAAGTATGACAAAGATGATGAGTTAGCCGCAGACAGATTAAAAAATGCAGCAGCTACAAAAAAGCTAGCTATATTTGATGCGTTTGAAATATTGACAAGAATAGAATTAGAAAAAGATTTGTTAAACGGAGTTGAAAAAGTAGAAGAAAAATCAAGACAAGGATTTGCAGAAAGACGATCAAAATAAATTATATAGTGTTGTAAAAAACCACGTATCAAAACAATCTATGTTGAAAATGAATCAGCATAAATCTTGGCAGTATGGCTACAACCCTAACCATGACTTAGTGGTTATAAGTAAAAACGGAACAGTGGGGGAAATATACAATATCAATGGCTTACTCATAGGGTTACCGAAACAACCTAAAACAATACACAAAAATTCTAAAAAAACAACAGATCAATACTGGATAGCTTCGGAGTATCCAAAAGCTTTGTCAAGAATTAGTTCGATATTTCAATGGCATGAAATGACTAATGAATTTAAAAATGAATGGGTTGACTATATTGAAACTGAATTTGATAGAAGAGAAGAAGGTTATTGGTTCTACAACAATGGATCTCCGACCTATATTACCGGTACTCACTATATGTATTTACAGTGGACAAAAATAGATGTTGGGAAACCTGAGTTCAGAGAAGCAAATAGAATATTTTATATTTTTTGGGAAGCATGCAAAGCTGACAAAAGAAGCTTTGGCATGTGTTATTTAAAAATAAGGCGTTCAGGTTTTTCTTTTATGGGTTCTTGCGAAGCCGTCAACACCGCTACAATTAGCAAGGATGCAAGAATAGGTATACTTTCCAAAACCGGATCCGATGCTAAAAAAATGTTTACTGACAAGGTTGTGCCAATATCAAACAATTATCCTTTCTTTTTTAAACCCATACAAGACGGTATGGATAGACCAAAAACAGAGTTAGCCTATAGAGTACCTGCTTCTAAGATTACAAAAAAAAATATGTTTGAAACTGAAGAGGAGGAACTGGAAGGATTAGACACAACAATTGACTGGAAGAACACAGCCGACAACAGTTATGATGGTGAAAAATTAAAATTATTAATACATGATGAATCAGGTAAATGGTTGAAGCCTGATAACATTATTAACAATTGGAATGTAACTAAAACATGTTTGAGGCTGGGTAGTAAAATTATTGGAAAATGTATGATGGGTTCTACGTCAAACGCTTTAGATAAAGGTGGTGAGAATTTTAAAAAATTATTTTATGATTCTGATGTAACAAACAGAAATCAAAATGGTCAAACAAAAAGCGGATTGTATAATTTATTTATTCCCATGGAGTGGAATTTTGAAGGATACATAGACAGGTATGGCATGCCTGTTTTTAAAACACCAACTAAAGCTGTAGAGGGTTCTGATGGTGAGTTTATATATCAAGGAGCTATTGATTACTGGGAAAACGAAGTAGATTCTTTAAAGAAAGATGCTGATGTTTTAAATGAATTTTATAGACAATTTCCTAGAACCGATTCGCATGCATTTAGAGATGAAAGTAAGCAATCGTTATTTAACTTAACTAAAATTTATCAGCAAATAGATTATAATGATTCTTTAATTAAAGAGCACTATTTAACTAGGGGTAGATTTAGTTGGAAGGATGGAATTAAAGATTCAAAAGTAGTGTGGTCGCCAGACACTAGAGGTCGGTTTTTAATTTCATGGATACCTGAAAAAAACCTACAAAATTGTAGGCTAAATCAAAACGGAAAGTATGCACCAGGTAACGAGCATTTAGGTAGCTTTGGCTGTGATTCATATGATATATCTGGTACAGTAGGGGGTGGAGGATCAAATGGCGCCTTACACGGATTAACTAAATTTAATATGGACAACGCACCCAGTAATGAATTTTTTTTAGAATACGTAGCAAGACCGCAGACCGCAGAATTATTTTTTGAAGATGTTTTAATGGCCTGTGTTTTTTACGGAATGCCTATTTTAGTGGAAAACAATAAACCCAGATTATTGTATCATTTTAAAAACAGAGGGTATAGAAAATATTGTATGAATCGACCGGATAAAGTATATAATAAGCTTTCTAAATCTGAAAGAGAAATAGGGGGAATACCTAATTCTTCAGAAGAAGTAAAGCAAGCACACGCCAGCGCTATTGAAAGCTACATTGAAAAATATGTGGGAATGGATATGGAAGGGGTTTTTAGAGATAAAATGGATATGGGCACTATGTATTTTAATAGAACATTAGAGGACTGGGCTCGATTCAATATTAACAATAGAACTAAGTTTGACGCCACTATAAGTTCAGGTTTAGCTATCATGGCTAATCAAAAACACTTATATACACCGCAAAAAAAAGAGTCAAAAATAAAGATTAACTTTGCAAGATATAATAACAAGGGATTATATAGCGAAATACGTACTTAATGGTAGATGTAAAAATTGATATAAACCCAGTGGGGTTTCCGGATTTATTTGTTTCTGATAGTGAAAAAGATACAGTAGAGTACGGACTACAGATCGGTCAAGCAATTCAATACGAATGGTTTCGTAAAGACAGTAGTACGTGTAGGTTTTATTCTCAGTGGAGAGATTACCACAGATTAAGACTGTATGCAAGAGGAGAGCAGTCAGTTCAAAAATACAAAAATGAATTAGCTATAGACGGTGATCTAAGTTACTTAAACTTAGATTGGACGCCTGTGCCTATTATTCCAAAATTTGTAGACATTGTTGTTAATGGAATGTCGGACAGATTATTTAAAGTTCAAGCATATGCACAAGACGCTTTGTCTGCAGAAAACAGATCTTCATTTCAAGATATGATAGAGGCTGATATGGTTGCCAAACCTATTCTTACTCAAATACAAAAAGGTTTTGGAGTAAACCCTTTTGCTACTGATCCAGATGAACTTCCAAATAATGATGAAGAACTCGCTCTTTACATGCAATTAAACTACAAACCTGGTATTGAAATAGCGGAGGAAGAAGCTATCAACACTTTGTTTGAAGAAAATCATTATTCTCACATTAGAAAAAGAGTAGACTACGATATTACAGTGTTAGGGGTGGGTATGACTAAACAATATTTTTTACCAGGTGAAGGTGTTAAGATTGATTATGTTGATCCTGCGAACGTTGTTTATAGTTATACCGAAGATCCGCACTTTAAAGATTGTTTCTATTGGGGTGAAATTAAAACTGTTCCAATGACGGAACTACCTAAAATAGATCCAACATTAACAAATGAAGATTTAGAAGAAATAGCTAAGTATAGCCAAGCGTGGTATGATTATTATAATGTCGCTCAGTTTTATGAAAACAGTATGTTTTATAGAGACACTGCAACGTTGTTATATTTTAACTATAAAACCACAAACTCAATTGTATATAAGAAAAAGAAATTAGATGGAGGAGGCGCAAGGGTAATTGAAAAAGACGATCAATTTAATCCGCCAGAAGAAATGATGGAGGAAGGAAACTTTGAAAAAGTTGAAAAGAAAATAGATGTGTGGTATGAGGGTGTTATGGTAATGGGGACAAATATAATGCTTCAGTGGAAGAAAATGGAAAATATGGTTAGACCTCAGTCTGCCTCTCAGCATGCTATGCCTAACTATATTGCCTGTGCCCCTAGAATGTATAAAGGTGTAATCGAATCATTGGTAAGAAGAATGATTACGTTTGCAGATTTAATACAAATGACGCATTTAAAATTGCAACAGGTAATCGCAAGAACTGTACCAGATGGTGTGTTTATAGATGCAGATGGATTAAATGAAGTTGACTTAGGCACAGGAAATGCATACAATCCTCAAGATGCTTTAAGGCTATACTTTCAAACTGGTAGTGTTATAGGTAGAAGTTATACGCAAGATGGAGAATTTAATAATGCTAGAGTCCCAATTCAACAACTAACATCAAGTAGCGGTCAAGGTAAAATCAATAGCTTGGTGGGAACCTACAATCACTATATGGATATGCTAAGAAGTGTAACAGGTTTAAACGAAGCTAGAGATGGAACTAAACCAGATCCTTACGCATTAGTTGGTGTACAAAAATTAGCAGCTCTTAATTCAAATACAGCTACTAGACATATTCTTCAGGGAAGCCTATATATAACACAAACATTGGCAGAAGCTTTATCTATTAGAATTGCAGATATTTTAGAGTACGCAGATTTTAAAGAAGAATTTAAAATGCAAATTGGAAAATACAATGTAGGGATTCTTGAAGAAATAAATGATTTGTATATGTATGACTTTGGGATCTTTATAGAGGTGGCTCCAGATGAAGAAGAAAAAGCGCAGCTTGAACAAAACATACAAATGGCTTTATCTAAAAATGATATTAATTTAGAAGATGCAATAGACATAAGAGAGTTAAAAAATATTAAGCTAGCCAATCAATTGCTAAAAGTTAAAAGACAAAAAAAGCAAGAAAAAGATCAGCAGTTTGCAATGACGCAAAAACAAATGGACGCTCAAACAAAAATGCAAGTGCAACAAATGCAATCAGAGCAAGAGATGAAAAAAATACAAATGGAAGCTCAAGTTCAAATGCAGGCAAAACAAGCTGAAGTAGCTTTTGATATTGAAAGGCTTAAAAATGAAGCAATGTTAAAAAGAGAATTGATGCAGGTGGAGTTTGATTTTAATATGCAACTCAAAGGACGAGAAGAGCAGGCTGTTGACAAAAGAGAAAAAGAAAGAGAAAAAGCAAAAAACAAACGTATTAGTCAGGCAAACACTGAGCAATCTCAACTTATACAGCAAAGAAAAAACAATCTTCCTCCGATTAGTTTCGAATCGAATGAAGACACTTTAGATGGTTTTGATTTAGCTGAATTTGAACCTAGATAATGTTTGAAAATTTTAATATTGAAAAATACAAACAAATTTCTGTGCCTAAAGATAATTCTTTAAGAACATTAGGTGAAATAAAAAGATTAAAGTTAATGCCCTTAAATAAAGTTTTACCACCTAAATATGATAACATATTAAATGTGTTTCAAAATATTTTTTCATATCGAGTAGAATCTTTTCCATATAAAGTGGTAGAAAAGTTGTTAAATGAATCAGAGCCTATAATTAAAAAAATTAAAAATTATCACAACAGACCGAGACCTAATGTAAATGCAAAAAAATTTAAAATTGATTTAGATTATTTAAAAATGAAAAGTGCTCAAACCCCTGCATTCCCATCAGGTCATTCCGCACAATCAAAATTAGTGTCACTGGCATTAACAGCTATGTACCCGCATTTAAAAAAACACTTTGAGACGGCAGCTGAAAATATCTCTAATAGTAGAATAGTTGCAAGGGTGCATTATGAATCAGATAAAACAGTGGGAGAAAAATTAGGAACAGACCTTTATAATCATATAAAGCATCTTAAATATATTTAGAATTATTGTTTAACTTTGTAAAAAATTAAATCAAATGGAAATTAAAGTAAGAGATTTAGGCGAACTAGAGTCTAAATCAACACAAGAAATCGAAAAAGAACTACTTGAGAAACACGAAGCCCAACTAGAAGCCGTGGATAATCCAGAGCCAAAAGATGAGGTGGAGCGTGTAAATCTTCAAGAAGCTCCGGCAGAAGAAGAAAAAGTAGTAAAAGAAAAAGTTGAAGAACCTGTAGTAGAAACTTCAGAAGTTTCTGCGCAAGAAATGTCGGAGACTGATGTTCTTTCATATATTACAAACAAATACGGTGAAGAGGTGTCTTCACTGGATGACTTCATTGTTAAGCGAAATGCATCTGAAGAATTACCGGAAGATGTAAAAGCTTACTTTGAATATAAAAAAGAAACAGGCAGAAGTATTAGTGATTTTGTAAAATTACAACAAGATTACGATTCTATGAATCCTGATTCTTTAATTGCTAGTTATTATTCTGCAACCGAAGAAGGTTTAGATTCAGAAGATATTCAATATCTAATGGATGATAAATTTGGTTTCGATGAGGATTTAGATGATGATAAAGAAAAAAAGAAAAAACAATTAGCAAAAAAAAGAGAGCTATCTAAAGCTAAGAAATACTTTAAAGAGCAAAAAGAAAAATACAAACTACCTCTTGAGTCAAGAGAAGTTGTTTCTGAAAGCAATAAAAAGGAAGTCGAAGCTTATAGAAAGTACATAGAGGAAAATGCTGTTTATGAAAAAGAAGCAGCTAAAAAGCTACAGTGGTTTAAAGAAGAAACTAATAAAGTCTTTAATAAAGATTTCAAAGGTTTTGAGTTTGTTATTAACGATAAGAAAATTTCTTATTTACCTGGATCTGTAGAGGATGTCAAATCAAGTCAGTCATCTATTGATAATTTTATTCAAAGATATGTTGACAATAGAGGATTGGTAAAGGACACCGCTCAGTATCATAGGGCTTTATCTATGGCAATGAATCCAGACAAATATGCCAAGTTCTTTTACGAGCAAGGCAAGGCGGATGCAGTAGAAAATATATCCAAAAAAACTAAAAATATAAATATGGATGTAAGGTCAACTCCACAAGTCACATCAAAATCTGGTTTCAAAGTAAGGTCTTTGAATCAAGACTCAGGTCGAGGTTTAAAGATTAGAAGTATAAAAAAAAGTAATTAATAACAATTTAAAAATTTAAAATTATGCCAGGTTCAGTTCAGGCCTCTCCTACATTTGCTTTACAGCCAAGTGCAGAAAGAGTAGCCGTTCAGTCAAACTACATAACTAACTTCAACTTCTTGAATCAGTATCTACCTGATACTTATGAAAAGGAGTTTGAAAGATACGGGAACAGAACAGTAGCGTCATTCTTAAGAATGGTAGGCGCTGAAATGCCTTCTAACTCTGACCTTATTAAATGGGCGGAGCAAGGAAGATTACACACTAAATACACTAACGTAACTTCAGGTGCGGCAGCAGCTCAAGACGTAGCTACATTAACAGTCAATGACGTACTTGTACCAGGTACAGGTGGTATTGCTATTAGAGTAGGTCAAACATTTATGTTATCTGACAGCTCTATTGGTTCTACTAACAGCAACAAAGGTATCGTTACTGCTGTAAATTATGCAGCTGGTACTATTGACGTTGCATATTACGAAGCAGGTGGTCAGACAATGGCTGCAGGTGTACAGTGTTCATTATTTATTTATGGTTCTGAATTCCAAAAAGGTTCAGTTGCTATGGCAAATTCATTAGAAGCTGACGACGTTATCTTCCAGAATAGCCCAATCATTATCAAAGATCTTTACGAAGTATCTGGTTCTGATATGGCTCAGATTGGATGGATCGAAGTTACTACTGAAAACGGAGCAACAGGATACTTATGGTATTTAAAATCAGAGCATGAAACAAGATTAAGATTCGAGGATTACCTAGAAACAGCTATGGTGGAAGCAGTTCCAGCAGAAGCAGGTTCTGGTGTGGCAGCTATCGCGGCTGGTGTAGCATCAGGTACAGGTAACAAAGGATCTGAAGGATTGTTCTATGTATTAGGTCAAAGAGGAAATGTTTGGGGCGGTGGAATTCCAGCGGCTTTAGCAGACTTTGACGCTATCATTCAGAGATTAGATAAGCAAGGTGCTATCGAGGAAAATGTATTATTCTTAAACAGAGAATTTTCTTTTGACATTGATGACATGTTAGCTGCACAAAATTCATATGGTGCAGGTGGTAGCTCTTACGGATTATTTGATAATGACGAAGAGATGGCATTAAATTTAGGATTCTCTGGATTCAGAAGAGGTTATGATTTCTACAAAACAGATTGGAAATACCTTAACGATCCTACTATGAGAGGTGATATTGTTGGAGGAAAAATCAATGGTGTACTTGTACCTGCTGGTTCTACTTCAGTATACGATCAAATCTTAGGTAAGAACGCTAAGAGACCATTCTTACACGTAAGATATAGAGCTTCTGAAACTGAAGATAGAAGATATAAAACATGGATTACTGGTTCTGCTGGTGGCGCTGCTACTTCAGGTACTGACGTAATGCAAGTTAACTTCTTATCAGAAAGAGCGCTTTGTACTTTAGGTGCAAACAACTTCTTCTTATTCCAAGATGCATAATAAGTAGTTTTATAATATCAAGGGGTGCAAGTCACCCCTTAGATATTTTTTATAAATATTAAATTAAATCAAATGAAAAAAAATAAAAAAGTATACGAGGATAAAGTATACAGACTTACCAGAGATGCAGCACCTCTTTCATATATGCTGTCATCAAAACACACAAAAAGAAAAGCCTTACTATATTTCGACGAAGACACAGGAATCAATAGAGCTTTACGTTATGCTAGAAATCAAAAATCAATATTTGAAGACGAGCAGGATGGCAATGCAATATTAGAACCTATTATATTTGAAGAAGGAATGTTAAGAGTTCCAAGGCAAAATCAAATCTTACAAGAATTTTTAAAACTTCACCCAGGTAACGGCAATGTTTTTTATGAAGTAAATAATGAACAAGACGCCGCTCAAGACATGGAAGCTATGAACTTTGAATTAGAGGCACAAATAGCTGCACGCGATTTAAGCCTTTCTAAGCTCGAAAGTATTTCAAGAGTAGTATTAGGTGTTCGTGCAGATAAAATGACCACAGCAGAGCTTAAAAGAGATATTATGGTGTTTGCTAGAAGAGATCCTCAAGAGTTTTTGGATTTAATTAATGATCCTATGGTCGAATTACAGGATGAGGTGGTCAAGATGTTTAGCGCAACTTTACTGCAAATGAGAAATAAAAACAGAGATGTGTATTTTAATTTGAAGAAAAACAAAACTAAAATGCTCACAGTTCCTCATGGCGAAGAACCATCTTTTATTGTTGCTTCTTATTTTCAAACCGATGAAGGTGTAGAGTCCTACAAGCTGTTAAAGAAAATGCTAGAAAAATAAAGGGGTATATCCTCGAATAAATCGAAACGTATTTTTTTTATGTATCTTTGTATAAACACTAGATACGATGATAAACGAAGTACGAAATGCAGTAATGGCTGTAATAAATAAAAATAACTACGGGTATATTTCCCCTAGCGATTTTAATTTATTTGCAGAACAGGCGCAACTTGATATATTCGAGGATTATTTCTATTTATATAACAATCAGCTTAATGCTGAAGTAATGCGTAAATCTGGTACAGGATACGCAAACATTACTAAAGGTATTGTAGAGGTTATAGATAGTTTTTCTGTTAACACATTTCTTACACAAGTAAATGCTAATACATACAGCCTTCCTTCAGATTATTATTTAGTCGATAAAATATTTTACTATTCAAACTTATTAGATTCAGGAACAGCCACTGGCACCAGTGGTTCTTTATTAATTGAAGCAGGACAAAATTTTTTAACTACCGTAACCCCTGGAAGTTTAGTAGTCAACACCACTATTTCATTACAAGCATTTGTTGTGTCTGTAGATAGCGATACTCAATTAACTTTAAGCAGCCCTCTAATTGCAGCTGGACAAAATTATTCTATATACTCTAACACTCATATTAGAGAAGTAGAAAGAGTAACACAAAATAAAATATTTTACCTAACCAATTCTAACATTGCTGCTCCAACTACAATGTTCCCAGCATATGTATTAGATAGCGCAACTGGAACGGCATTAGGAAATACAGTTACCGTTTATCCTACGACTATCACTGGAGCAGCCGATATACACGCTCAATACGTAAGATACCCACAAACTCCAAAATGGACTTACAATACTCTCGCAGGAGGAGAGCCGGTGTTTAACGCATCTGCAGCGGACTACCAAGATTTTGAGCTACCAGAATCAGACATGAATGGTTTAGTTAATAAAATTTTACAATACGCAGGTGTGTCTGTAAGAGAAGCAGACGTTACTAAGTTTGGTCAATCGTTGGAAGCAGAAGATAGATTAACAGAAACTACACAATAAGATTATGGCATATTTAACAGGTTATCAATATTACGAAAATTCAGGCAACATTCCAGAAGATGCAAATTGGGGTAGCTATCAGTATGTTTCATTAGAAGATATAGTAAATAACTTTATGCTTATCTACAATGACAACTTACAGTTAATTAACAACGTTAATAGATACCAGGTTTTATTCTTTGCTAAAAGAGCTATACAAGAATTGAATTACGATGCATTCAAAGAAATTAAAGTTTTAGAATTAGATGTATGTGACAGATTGAGATATGTATTGCCTCCAGACTATGTAAACTATGTTAGAATTTCTATGTATAAAGACGGCATGCTATTACCACTTAGTGAAAACATACAAGTTAATTCAGCTAAAAGTTATTTACAAGCTCATGATTGCAGAATACTGTTTGATATTAATGGAAATATTTTAGAAGCAGAATATTCTGCTTTAGATAGACAAAGAATTGCAGGCACCAAAAAATCTATTTATCTTGGCGAAGGTCAATATAATGGTAGAATGGGGTATTGCGTAGATGGCTGCTGGTATTTTGATTATCAAATCGGTGCAAGGTTTGGTTTAAATACAGAAACAGCCAATATAAATCCCACATACAGAATTGATAAAAAAGCTGGTGTTATAAATTTTAGTTCAGGTATGGCAAATCAATTGTGTGTATTAGAATATGTATCAGACGGAATGGAGAATGGAAATGATGCAGCAGTAAGTGTAAATAAATTATTTGAAGATTATGTTTACTCTTACATTAAGTATGCTATTTTAAACTCAAGATTAGGTGTGCAAGAGTTTATAGTAAATAGAGCAAGGAAAGATAAATCAGCACTTTTAAGAAATGCAAAAATTCGCCTAAGCGACATACATCCAGGTAGGCTTTTAATGAATCTTAGAAGTCAAGCAAAGTGGATTAAATGACGGTAATACAAACTAATTTTATTAAGGGCCGAATGAATAAGTCGGTTGATGAAAGACTACTTCCACCAGGTGAATACGTAGACGCTTTAAACGTGAGACTTGGTTCCACTGAAGACACAGAGATAGGATCTGTAGAAAACTCTAAGGGTAATTCATTGATAGCAGAATTAACTTATGATGGTGTAGCTCTAAATCCTGCAAGCACAAAATGTATAGGTGTTTTAGAAGATGGTGCAAACAACACCATATATTGGTTTGTTCATGATTCATCTAATGGGCAGTCAGTAACAGGTAAAGTTGATATGATTGTGTCATATAATGTTATAAACAATAATTTAGTTTACCACGTCATATCGACTAAAATATTAAATTTTAATCCTACTTACTTAATTAATGGTGTAAATAAAATAGATGACTTATTGTTTTTTACAGACAATATAAACCCACCTAGATGTATAAATATAACGAGAGCTTATCTTCCCCCAACAGCATTACATATTGATCAAATTACAGATGCTGAATTAAACGTAATTAAAGCACCACCTATGGCGGCGCCTACAATTAACTTGCTTCAGTCAGGTCAAGAAGAAAACTTTTTAGAAAAAAATATTGTAAGCTTTGCTTACAGATATAGATATTTAGATGATGAATATTCTGCCATATCTCAGTTTAGCGACATTGCCTTTGTACCTAGTTTTTTTAGTTTGAATACTAGTGATTTATCTAACGCTGGAATGGAAAACGCTTTTAATACAGCTGAAGTTACATTCAACACTGGTAGCAAATTAGTTAAAGAAATAGATTTACTTTTTAAATATGCTAATCAACCAGGAGTTTATGTAATTGAAAAGTTTAATAAAGGCATATTAGGGTGGTCTAACAATATAAATAGAACAGAAGTTTTTCGACACAACCAAATATATACCGCTCTTAGTGATAACCAACTAACTAGATTATTTGACAACGTGCCAAGAACCGCAAAGTCTCAAACCATCATGGCAAACAGGCTTATGTATGGAAACTATGTGGATGGGTACAATGTTAACAATCAATTAAACTACACGGTATCTCAACAATCCGAGGTAATTAATTTACAAGAATTTACAGGTGTTTTGTCTACCGGAACATATACTTTTGATATAACTAAAAACATAAATGATTCAGTTGCTACTTTTGATTTTTCCAACATAGACAACGCGGCTTCATTAAAACAAGATTCACAAATAGGTTTTCAGTTCAACTTTCAATCAACTGATTTTGATGCGCCAGGTGGTGGCGCTGCTCCCGGAACTCCTAATCAAGCTACAACATCAATTACTTTTACTATCACATTAAATCAAGATTATAATAGTATATATGATTTATTTAGTGGATCTTTTTTAATTCAACAAATAGGCCCAGGAATATCAGGTCCTTTTAATACCAATAATCCATGTAATGGCGCAACACTTACAGACATTCTAAATTGTGCTATCACTGATCAAGCACCGAATATACACACATATTCAGGTATAGATGGTAGAGATGAACCCATTAGAATTGCTACAAATCCCGGTAGTTCATCAGTTAGCCTGCAATTAGTTGCCGCAGAATTTGATGATCCTGCTGTAGCTCCAAATCCAGATATGTTTGGTTATTATAAATTTACCGCAGCTCAAGCCGATTACTCTTCTAACGGAAACAGAAAAAGTTTACATAGTAACAGGAACTATGATGTTGGTATTGTGTATATGGATGAGTACTTAAGAAGCACCACGGCGTTAACCTCTAGAAGTAATACAATATATATACCACCAGTAAGTTCAGTTACAGCAAATAGCTTACGTATAAATATACCGAGCACCATGACACCACCCACCTGGGCTAGTAAATATAAATTCGTAGTTAAAAGAGCTGAAGACACTTATGAAACAATATATTCTGTTATTGCATTTGATGACGATTCTACTAATTCTGTTTGGATCAGACTAGAAGGTGACAATCAGGTAAAAGCTAAAGAGGGTGATTTCTTAATTGTTAAAGCTGATATTAGCGGCCCACTTAATACAGTGGTAAAAACCAAAGTATTAGCCATTGAATCAAAGGCAAACAACTTTTTAACCCCCGAAGCATCTCAGGGGATTGGAACTAATTCTGCATTTATTTCAGAACCCGCTGGATTATATATGAATTTAAAACCACAAGGTTTTACTATTACAGATAATACAAATGGATTTTTTGATAGCGGTCAAGAAGGAGGAAGAAGTGGTAAACGAGGAGGCCCTGCAGCGGTAGCCGGAGTCCCTTGCTTTAGAGAGGTGGTAAATTCAAGCGGTGCTACTGAAGTAGAAAACATAGCTATACCGGAGGGTTCGCTTGTAAACTTTGCAATAAGATTTAACAGAAATTCAAGTGATGGAGGGTTTTTAGTTGGTAGTTCAGATCAAAAAACTTATGACTATAACAGAACTGTAGTGGCTTCTCAGGATTATAATTCTTTATTTGAATTTGTAAATGGAGAGGGTATAGATTTTACAGAAGGGGTTGCTTCAGGAATAGGTACTCAACCTGGAAATGTATATACTAATATTATTGGAGATTTAAATAATTTGGAAAACCCAACTGCTCCATATCAACCAAACGGAGACAATAGGTATCAATTTTATACAGTAAGCGCCGGCACCCCACCTGCAACTGGAGTGCAATCAGTAGGTACAGCTGGCACAAAATTAACATTAGGACTGATTAGCGGAACTGGAGGAGATAGTGGTCAGCGAACAAGAGTAGAAGGTCAAGTAACTATTAACATAGGAACAGCATCTCTTATATTAGAAACAGAACCACTTAATGCCGATTTAGATATATACTATGAAAATGATGAAGTGTTTGATATATTTGCAGGATACCACCAGTCAGGTTCAAAAACAGGTGATCAAAATCAAACTGCTGTACAGCCAGCTATAGTAAATCTAGGATTTTTTGATTGTTTTGCTTTTGGTAATGGGGTAGAAAGCTATAAGTATTTAGATGAACTGGATGGTTCTAGTTTTACATTAGGTCAAAGAACAACATCAGTATCTGAAGAAGATTATAAAGAAGCAAACAGGTATGCTAGTATAACTTATAGCGGTATATACAACGCTGACACCAACATAAATAGATTTAATGAGTTTAATTTAAGCGATGGAAACTTTAAAGATTTAGAAAAATCTTTTGGAGATATAAATGTTTTACATTCTTTTGAAACCAATTTATTAGTATTGCAAGAAGACAAAATATCTAATGTACTTTTAAGTAAGCAGGCACTACAGGCAGCCCAGGGAGCTGGGGTAGTAGCAACTTCTACTGCTGTATTAGGAACACAGTTAGCTAGAATCGAAGAATACGGAATTAGCAACAACCCAGAAAGCTTTGCAGCATATGGAGACAGCAGGTATTTTACAGACACAAGTAGGGGTGCAGTCATTCAGCTAAAAGGAACAGGAGGAGTTAACGATAAGCTAACGTTAATTTCTGAATTAGGAATGAGAAGTTATTTTAGAGATAACTTTATTCAGTATCCAGACACACAAAAGATTGGAGGTTTTGATCCGTATATGAATGAGTATGTATTAAGTTCAAATACAATTGGATTGCCAAATGCATATCAAGCTAATACTGAAATACCTGTTCAATGTGGCGCGAAATTCGGAGCTTATGAGTATGATGATCCTATAATTTACAATGTTAATTTAGGAGAAGCACAAGGAAATGTAATTGTATCCTATATAATTACAGGCACAGTAGCAATTGATTACGAATGGAGTTCTACAACTGGAAATATACCGGCAGCAACGGGATCGGGAAGCTTTAATTTTAATAAAAATACCTCCACACCAACTAATTTAAAAATTACAGTAACACCAACTGGTTCGTACACAGCTGGATTTATAGTTGGATGCCCAACAGTAAATGAACTGACAATTATAAATGTAGCCCTTGGCTCTGTTTCTGATGATGGACTGTTTATCCACGATGAATTTTACTGGAATGACGGCACAACAACAAGTCCAGTAGAAAGCGTTCAAACATCTTTTAGCTTTACTCCGTTTGACACTAATAGATTAGCTAGGTATACTAGCATCACGGGTATTGAGTCTGAAGGATTATTTCCACCTAATAATGCCACGGTATATATGGCGTCAAATAAAATAGATTTTGACACATTAGTGTTTAGTCCAGCATCTGGTTATCCAGGGCCTACTATTCCACCGGCAGCAGATAAGTTTTCATTCTTAGTTTCTAATACACTTTACACATCTTCGCAAGCAGACATAAATGCATTGGTGGCGGCGGCTACAGATATTACTGCTGTAACTAATCCATCAACAGGATACTATGAAGCGAACTTTACATACAGCAATCCTACTAATCAAACGTATTTATATTTAATATATAACTATGCAGGGGTGGCTCCAATTACTTTAGAATTTGGAACTACACCGTTGCTTGCTTGTTGTTTAGGTTCGTCTTCTTCATACTACTTAAATACATCGAGCTTTAGCACAGCTACATCAGTTTATACAGATGCTAACCTTACTACATTAGCAACCGATGGATTCTACAAAGATTCAGGTGGAACCGTAAGAGAACAATCAAGCGGATTATTAATATCAAGCGCGGCTTGTTCCACGTGTAACTATATTTATATATCTTCAGTGCAAGGTAGCCCCACTACGTTATGTACCGGTAATTATGTAATGTCTGTACAAGCGCAAACCACAACTAATCATGCATTTGCAAGTGTAACAATTGGTGATGTACTTAGTGTTATTCCTCCAGGTGCTGCACCCAATACATACATAGCATATAGCGCGGTTCAAAATGAAGACACAGCAACTGGAACAACATTTAGAATAGCTGAAATAAATGCTAGTGGAGAAATAATTGCATTATTCTATGGAGGAACAGGAACATGTGGGGCACCACTATAAAATAAAAATATGGCAGCAGTAACATTAACATATAGCGAAACTTCAAAAGGATGGCCATCATTCTATTCATTTATACCTGAAAAAATGATTGGCATGAATAACTATTTGTATTCGTTCAAAGGCGGTAAGTTATACAGGCACAATACAAATACGGTAAGAAATAACTATTATGGCGTGCAATACAATTCTACTATTTCAAGTATATTTAACACAAAACCTTTAGAAGTAAAATTATTCAAAACAATTTATTTAGAATCGGATAATGCTTGGGCTGCTACATACAATTCCGACATGCATAATCCAGGCGGTAGTTTATTATCTTCTTATTTTGTTCAAAAAGAAACAGACTGGTTTTCTTTTTTAAGAGCAGATGAGAATACAGTTAACTTTAATTTAAGGTCTGCGAATGGTGTTGGAGATGTAGTATCTGTAGATTCAACGGATCCAGCACTAGTAATATTAACTTTTAATGTAGAGGTAGGATCAATTATATCAAATAGAGATACAGTTTATTTCGGAAATACACCTACATTGGGCGGCACAGTTGCGGGGCATACTGCAAATACCATTACAATTGACACCACTATAGTGGGTGGCGCAGTGCCTACAGTTGGTTCGTTTATTTGCTACATTAAAAACAGTGTAGCTGAATCACACGGAGTAAGAGGACATTACTTAGAATTTACATTAACAAATAGCGACACCACACCAACAGAACTATTTGCTGTGAAAAGCAGTATGTTTAAAAGTTACCCTTAAAATTTGTATCTTTGTTGTTAAATTTATAAATTTATCAATATGGAGGAAGAAGTAGGGGATACAGCAGGTGCATCTCTAGGGGCAATATCAGGTGCAGTAGGTGCGCTTTTTGGAATAGCTGGTTCTTTATCTCAAGCAGCTTCAGCTAAAGCTGCAGTGCAAAGAGCTAATGAAGAAGCGGCTCTTGCTGTCGCACAAGCTAGAGATAACATAAGTAAGATACCTGCTCTTGAAAAAGGCATACCCGCAATTTCTATTGATCAAATACAAAAAGATTCTTTAAGACAAAGAAAACAACTACTTGACGCAGTGAGAGGCTCTGGTCAAAGAGCTGTGTTAGGTGCGGTTCCAACAATTGGAGAGCAAATATTAACACAAGAAGAGAAACAAAGAGGCGCAATTGAAAAACAACTTCAAGCTCGTGAAGATGAAATTGTAAAAGCCGAACAAGCTAAACAAGATTTAGAATTACAAATGCTTACAGCGACTGGGACAGCAGCAAGGCAAAGAGCTGCAGCTGGCGCTAGACAACAGGCATCTGCAATTGCTGGAGCAGGAGCTTCTGCCGCTGCATTAGGCGGTGAGATATTGGGTATGAGTGATTTATATGGAGGAGAAAAAAGAAGATTCAATAGAGCTGTAGATACATATGTATCAGATACAAATGCACCCGACGCTTTTGACAAAGAGGGGTTTGTAGATTATTTGAATACCAGGTCTGAGTCTATAGAAGATTTGACTGATATGTTGGGTGATCCAGATAATACATTGATGGCGGATTATTTTGAAAGCTTGGGTGATGTTGTAGCTGACGAACAAATTTAACATGGCAAAAGATAATAGAACTTATTACAACCCTAGGGGCAACAGATTTACAGGAATGTTTGATTCCGGTGAAGCATTTGTTCCTGTTGACTGGGCAAAGATTACAGGGGACATTGTAGATAGATTACAAACTGTAGACAAAGAAAGACAAAACAAAAGAAATGAAATCCAAACTAAGACTGACGAACTACTAACAGACTTAAGGGATTATCAAGCTGGAGGCAACAACACTTTTAATGCATATGTGTTAGACGGAAGCACACAAGTAAAAGATTATATGTTAATGCAAAACAAGTTGTTAAAGCAAGGCAAGCTTGATCCAAACGCATACACTAGAAGCTCACAATTATTACAGGACGACTGGAATTCTTTTCAAGAAGCAGCTAAAACATTTAATACTGATTACGCTGAAGCTATAAAAGCTGCAGAAGCCGGAGATGTTTCTAAATTAGGATTATTAAGTTTTGATGGATTGCAAGCTGCAACAGATATACAAAACAGTAGATTAGTAATCAACACTGACGGAAGATTGTATTCACAAACAGGTGATGGAAAGCTAGTTGGATTTACCAACATGAATGCAAGACAAAAAGATATTCCTAAAAATTACGACATCATGGATGGAAGCAAACAATTTGCTTCAACTTTAGGAAAATATAAGAAAGCTTATCCAAGCATGACAATAGAAGACATCACCCGTCAACCTGATTTTCAAAAAGCAAGAAATACATACATTGACGGTGTTTTGAATCAAGGGACTGGTAGAGACTTTTTAAGTATCTTAACCCAAAACGGATACGAACTAACCCAAGATCCATCTAAGGTAGATGACAACACCATACTGGTAAAAGCAGATTCAAACGGAATGCTACAGCCGGATAAAGAATCTCTTGAAAAACATAGAGGTCGTGCAAAAGAAATATTAGAAGAGGCTATTAGTGTACAGCTAGATTACATTGAATCACCAGGTGGAACTAAAACACAGACTGATAGAGCAAATGATTCCAGAATACAAAAAATACAAAATGTATATGGTTATTTAGGAGATATTTTATCTAATAACAAAGTAAAACGAGATAGAGCAAAACAATTTTTATTTCAAAACTATCCTGAAATTACTGCATTTGAATCCGATGCCGATGGTATCAGGATAAAAGTGGGAGGTACAGCAACACAAAAAATTACATGGCAAGATTTAGATACAACAGGTGCAGCTAGTACTAAAACTCCTGAGCAAATTATAGATAGATTACTTCCAATAATTACCGGACAATTAGATAAAGATGAGCTTGATAAAATTAAAAACAAATATTTAGCTAACTTAGATGAACAGGGTAAAAAGAATTTTAGACTTCAATTTGGTAGAAACGATGATTATGATATTACAGAATTAAGAACTTCTGATGACTTTGTGTTCCCAGAGGATGTGCTTACTACTGTTAGTGATAGCTTAACTGCGCTAGGTAAAATACTTCCCGAAGCAAGAGAAGGCACAGTGCAAAAAGCAATTGCAAGAAGTATCAATGATGCTCTTATCGGCCAAAGTGGAGTTGGAGTTGAGGTTTCAGGACAAAATTTAATATTAAAACTACCTAATAATACAACTGTAAATTTAGGTGATCCGGTAGAATTAGGTGGCGCTGGACTTTTAAAATTAATTCAAGATGAAATTAAAAGGTCAAAAACCGCTAAGCCACCTGCAAGTGGCGGAGGCTCTGGTGATCAAGGATTCGGATAATGAGCGAACAAATATTAAAAAATATATGGAATAACTTAACCCAAGCAGGGTTAACTACAAATGATTTTGAAGCATGGAACGCCAACTTTCAATCAAATGAAGAAGTGCAAGCCAATGTTCATGAATATCTGACACGTCAACAATTAACAACTAGTGATTTTTCAACTTGGTCAAACAATTTAGGTTTAAAAAAAAAAGACGAATCCGATTTTATTTCAGAAGAGGAAGTTACGGAATTGTCTACACAGGAAGATCGAATCGCCGCTGGGCAATCGGCATCTTCAGTTCTTCCAACTCCAGAAGTTGAAGAAGTTACAGCTCTCAATGTAACTGAAAATATAATTCCATTATCAGATGATGAAGCATCTAAAGGTGTGCTTTCAAATCAAGCCTCCAATCAAAATAATATTTTGTATCAACAAGGATACTATAATTTAACGCCTAACCAAAAGAATAGTTTTGCCACTGCAGTTTTAAATGGTAGTGTAACCCCAATAAACGACATGACTGATGTTCAGTTTCAAGGCGTTGATGTTTCAAACATAGGTGTAGGTAAAACCGCTGTAGAACTTATTGAAGAAAATTTCACAGAGGATGGTGTAACTTTAAACGGAGTATTTCATGCTCCCGGCACAAAAATATATCAACTAGCAGAAAGTTTGATAGAAGACAAAGATATATCAAGAGGTAAGCAAATAGATATAAATTCACCTACGTTAAATTACGTAACACCTTTGGGCTTAGATGCTTCTGAAGAAAACCTGGATGAATTAATAGCTCAATATGGTGCAGATATAGACGACAACACCCTTAAAAGAATGGGTGTAGATAAAAAAGAATATATTGATTTTGTAAGAAAAAATTATAGACCGGAAGACTTTACTTATAAATTAGTAAGAAAGCTTGATAACTTTGGTATTGGCAGGTTTTTTGGTGAGGAAAATCAAATCAAAGCCAATGAGGTTCAAAGAAAAGCAAAAAGAGAAGAAGAGCAGTATCAAAGAGCGATGTTGTTTAAAAAAAATAAACTCGAATCTCTTCTTAAAGATAAATCTTATTTAGAAGCACAACTAAGAAAGACAGAAGATCCGGCAGAATACAAAACACTTCAAGCCGAAATAGATAAATATGATTCAATCATTAACACCAACCTTGGGCAAATGATGAATTTAGATGAATACTTTCCCAACTATAAAGAGCATCTTTCAGCTGGAGGGACAGCACAAATTTTAAAAAAGAAAAAAGTTTATGATGCTGCTAGAGGTAATTTAGTTGATGAATTCGGATCACAAACCAGTGAGGTATTAAAGGAAGGTATATATGGATTAGGAAATTTAGGCAATGGAATAATAAACTACATACCTGAGTTAGCAGATGAATTTTTTTCAGTATTAGGTGGTGATAACAAAGGCATTTGGGCGGGACTTAGTAAAAATATTAGAGATAATATGGAGGACTACAAAAGAGGGGAAGAAGGTCAAGTAGAAAGAAAACTAGTTCTTCAAGGAAAACCTGTTGAATATAAAGGAGAATTATATTTTGTAGATGAAAAGAGTGTAGTATATGATCAAAAAACTGGGGTAGAAATGACGGGAATTATTTCTCCAGTTGATATGGATAATATACGAAGATATGCCGCAAACATCCCTGATTCAGATATTGAAACAGAAACAGTGGGTAGAGCGGCTATACCAAAAGTAACTGGAACTATTGCGTATATGTATGGATTAATTAGAAGTGGAAGAGGATTTAGCAACAAGCTACAAGCCCTGGGCATGAAAGGAAAAAAAGCTGGCTATGTAGGGATGGGGCTAGCTTCATACACTGCTTCTATGACGAACAATGTACAAAGCATCAAAGATGATTTGATGAAAAAAGGATTTACTGAAGAAGATGCTTTAGAAAGAGCCATGGTGTTTGGTCACACCATATCCACATTTGACGGATTATTTGCAGGACTAGCAGGTAGTAACCAAAAATTACTAACTGGTTTGGGGGGAGTGAGAAAACAACTTTACAATCTAATTATAAAAGATCCTAAAAAATTTAACAGTGCCGAGTTGAAAAGAAAAGCAAACGACTTGCTTAAAGAAAATTTAAGAGAAGTATTTATAGAAGAAATACCTGTATATCTTTCTGAAAAGGGTGTTAATTATTTAATGAACGAATATGTAGGCTCTGAAGTTAGAGACGCTAAAGTTAGGCGTGGAGAGATAGAAGAAGTCATGCTATTGACGGTGGGCGCAACCACAGGATTGGGTGGTAAACAGTTGTTAAGTAGAAAAGACCGAGCTCAAACCATAGATTACATATCACAAAACTTTACACAAGAAGATATAAAAAAGCGTTTAGAATCTTTGAGAAAAGAAGGATTGCTTGAAGAGAATCAAGCAGAAAATGTTTTTAATGAAATTTATAATATGAATGCTGCCAACAATCAAACGCAAGGCACTGTTCAAATGGCTGAAAATAAAGAGCCAATGGCTGATTTACTAAACAGACGCAGAAAGTTAATGGAGCAAAGAAAAGGATTGGAAGGCCCATTGAAAGAAGATATAGACAAAAAAATTAGCGCGGTTGATAGTCAAATAGAACTATTAGCTAAAAAAGATAAGCAAGAAGTAGAACAAGAATATAAAAACCAAGAAGATGCCAGTACGAAGCAAAGCACAGTGGCGGAAACTAGCCAAGACGAATCCACAGTTACTGAAGAAGTGGCTGAAGGAGTATCCAGTGACATACAGCAGCCTGCCAGCGAGACTGACACCCAAACCGAAAGTGAAACCGACCAGACAACGCAGGAGGAGGTAAAAACAGATTTCCGAATTAATGATGTAGCTGGAAGACCAATTTCAATATCATACAACCAGGGTGGTAAAGTTGTAAACGAAGAAGTTGCAGACAAGAAAGCAGCACGAAAACGAATCAATCAATTAAAGTTTGAAGACCAAGGGTTTACCGGAGTATTTCAATCATCTAATCCTAATGTAGAATTAGAATTGGTAGAGGGTGAAGTTGTTGCAACCAATAAAAAAACAGGAGCAAAACGAAAAGCCACTCAAAAGTTATTTAATGAATATATGGAAGCGATAGAGTTCACTGGAGTTGATTCTAACGTGGAAACTATGGTTAGTGAAGGAGAAATAGAAGGCGAGCAAGCTGTTGATTTTATTATAGAAAATAGCCAGAACCCAGTTGAAATAGCTAACCAATTACAGAAAACACCTAAAACAAAAAAAGGCGATACAGAACTTGAAGCTCCATGGGAGGCTGATTTTAGATTAAGATCAATAAAAGAAACAGATTTTGATAGATTTGGTGATCCTAACTTTAAAACACCTACAATGAAGCGTAGGTGGTTCAAGGCAGACGCAGCCGGGCTTGATGTAATAGCTCAAGAGCTTAGTCAAGATTATAATCAGGAAATCACAGAAGATATGCTGATTGAATTTATTAAAAGTAATCCTAGTAGAAAAGCACCAGCAAGAACTAGGACACAAACAAATGAGCAGAGAGTTGCGTTAGAACAAAAGTTTCAAGAGCTGACAGGATTAAAACCTACAGCTAGAAACATTAGAGGGGTTGCAGGTAAAGATATGATTACTCAACCTAAATCAGAAACTGAAAGACAAGCAAAAGAAATTGAGCAAATGGAAGCTGTAGAAAGAGGTGAAGTGGATACAGAACAAGAAGCTCAATCAGAACAAGACACTGAGGCAGAACAGCAGCTCGAAGAAGATTTAGAAACCGAGCCACAATCAGATTCAGAATCAAGCATGGCGCCAAGTTCAAGTCAAACTATTACAAATTATATAACAAATAAAGGTCAGGCTCTTTTAGATTTCTTTGATAAAATCGGTCTTTCTAAAGACAAATTGCTAACTAAATTTTACGACAAGTATAGGCCAATAAGAAACCTACAGAAAGCTATCGAAAAGAAACTGGGTAGAAAAATGTCAATTGATAAAAACTTTGATATAGCAGAGGATTTAGTCTATGGTAAAATAAGAAATAAGATTGACAACTTTAATACAGAGATGTTTAATTTCTTTGATAAGCTTAGTAAAAAAAATATAGACAGAGAAACCCTTGATGAGTACCTGTATGCAAAACATGCAGTAGAAAGAAACGAGCATATTCGTAAAGCAACTGACGGAGAAAATGATGCGGGATCAGGCATGACTGATACTGAAGCTCAACAAATTTTAGACAAATTTGAAAACGAAGGGTTGACGCAAGACCTTGAGCAAGCCGCTGATTTTATATATGAAAAGACTAAAGAGACATTAGATATTTTAAAGAACGAAGATTTATTATCTCAAACTGAGTATGATAATTTATTAAATAATGAGTATCAAAACTACGTACCATTAACAGGTTTCGATCAGCTGGATGTAGATAGATCAAAACAAACCAATATGGGTGAAGGGGGAAGAACGCTCCCAGTTAGAGGGAAAGAAGTAAAAACAGCTACAGGTAGAAAAACAAAAGCCGCTAGTCCTCTTGCGAATATAATGAAAGCAAGAGAGCGAGCTATTATGAGAGGTGGCAAAAACAATGTACTGGTTAACCTGCTAGACATGTTGATTGAAAATCCAGATAATGATTTATATAATGTATACACCGAGGATAAACCTGATACCTATAAATCTATAAATAAAGATGGGAAGGTGGTAGATAGGGCTGTGTCAGAAAAAGACATGAAAGAAAACTTGAATTATATAAGAGTTGTTAAAGGTGGTAAGGATTATTTTATAAAATTTACTCATGATTCAATGCAACAAGCTATAAACGTAGGTATGCCAAACAATATACAGCAAATATCAAAATTTGCAGCAATTAATAGGGGGATAATGAACACTATGAGAAAAGTATATACAACGCTGTCTCCTGCGTTTATTGCTGTAAATTACATGAGGGATTTTCAAACCGGACTACTTAACGCTATGGCTGAATTAGACGCTCCTTTGTTTAGTAAGGA